TTATCAAATTGATACATATTTATTAGTATGATACGATTAATTGATTTATTGAAGGAAGAAATAATAAAAGAGGAATTAAAACAAAAACAAAAGATAGGTTATGGTAAAGACCACGTTGTGTATGATATGTTATCAGACCCTTCTAAAGTAATTAAAATTGCTTGGGGTAGTGATGGGAATAAATACGATCCCAATTCCAAATTAAAGCAAATTGAATTAGACCCTACCCATATTGAAGTTTTCAAAAAATACCCAGATTTATTTGCTAAAGTATATAAACACAATGATAGGTATGCTATAATAGAAAAATTAAATACTAAACCAATAATCTCAGACCAAACTGAAATATTTAATATATTATCTAAACTTGATATAGAAGATTTAGATTATTTTGATGAACATAATGCAATAGGAAGATTGTTTTGGTTATCTAAAAATAGAAAGGGGTTTTTTAATAATTTACTTATTGAAATTATTAAGAATGATTTATATAGTAAATCACCTAAACTTGAATTATATATTAATTTTATCAATAGAATATTAAAATCTAAATTAAACAAAGAAAAATCCAATTTAGATGTTATAGCTAATAACATTGGGTATGATAAAGAAGGTAGATTAAAATTATTAGATTTTTAACTAATAAAACAAAAAGATTATGACCATAAAACTTAATATAAAGAACAAACGTAGCAATACCAATCATACCCAACAATTAAAGCACCCTTATCAAATTAAATTGATACATATTTATAATAAAAGGATAAAACTATGAAAAAATCAGAATTACAACAAATTATTAGGGAAGAAGTTCGTAAATCATTAAATAATGCACCTTTTAGCCCCCAACCTGTATATGATAATTTTCTTGATGCTTATAGTAAAATGGAAAAATGGCTAACTAAAAATATAAGTACAAAACAATCTGTAGAAATAAAAAGAGCATTTAGTATTGGATTTGACAAACTACAAAATACACTATTAAAAAATAATCGTGATAATTTTAATTTATAAAAAATTCTCCATCAATTAAAGCACCCCTATCAAATTGATACATATTTATTAATATGGTAGCATTTCTTATTCTATTACTTATAATAATCCCTTTATCCGTTCGTTGGGTAAGAGGTACAGATTACCAAAAATTAGATTTGTTTGATGACGAAGATAAAAATATGGTATGATAAAATTAGTTGATTTACTAAGGGAAAACATAGAAAGCAATATTGTCAATGATGCCAAAACCTTATCTAAAGAAGATTTTTTAGAAAAATATTCTGCTGAATTTAAAAAATTTGGCACTTATGAACCTCATGGTTATATTTCAATAAACAATAACCAACCCTACATTAGATTAAATGATAAAACCATAGAAGTAACCCCATCAGAATACGATAATTGGAGTGAATTAAAACTTAAACAAGAATACGATACTAGCAAATCCGTACTACTAAAATACACAGCCGAGTATGATGATGCTCAAGTTGTAGACGGACACCACAGAGTAAAATACATAATAGACAAAGATATTAATGGAGAGTTAGGTTATGTTTTAGACGATGAATCATTAGAAAATTTTTGGAATACTTTCAATTAAATATAAAATGCCAACAACACTATACACTGAAACAGAAATAAAAACCATAGTTAAACAAGTAGCAGAACAAATTAAAGAGCATAAACACGAACAACCTCCTGTGTTGGTTTGTGTATTAAATGGTGCCTTTATATTTTTTGCCGATTTAGTTAGAGAAATAGGAGACTGCGAAATAGATTTTATTAGAGTAAAATCATACGAAGGGATTACCCAAGGTGACCTTAAAATTACAAAACCAGTTGAAATCTCTATTTGCGATAGAGATGTATTCATAGTAGACGACATATACGATTCCGGCAACACTATGAATTATATAATGAAAAAACTCGCAATTGAACGCCCCAAATCACTCACCCCAGTAACTTTATTTAAGCGTTATTCATCTGATACTCCTGAAAATTTAATTTTTGGGCATATGATTAAAGATGAAGCTTGGTTGTATGGGTATGGTTTAGATGGGGAAAACGGAATGTATCGAAACCTAAAAGAAATAAAAGGAACACACGTTGAAGTTGATTAGAATTTGGATTTCCAAATAAAGGTTATTATATTAAATCAAAATAAGTTATATGCAAGAAACAGAAAATACACGACGCAAACAATACCAAGATATTGAATGCGTGCCAATGGGATATGCTAATGGTGTTGCACCTGGTTTCCCATTTACAGACAGAGAAAAAGATAAAATGATTGAAGAAGCAGCCGAAGCATTCGGCCAGTTTCTTGATGCATTAAAATGCGATTGGAGAAACGATCCTAATTCAATGGAAACACCTCGTCGCGTTGCAAAAGCATATGTGAATGATTTGTGGAAAGGACGTTATAATAATTTTACCGAAATTACATCGTTCCCAAGTGATGGATACGATGGTATTATTATTGAACGTAATATTCAACTTACATCACTATGTTCACACCACCACCAAACAATCCGCGGTGTAGTACATATTGGTTATGTAGCTGGGGATGAAGGTAGAGTAATTGGGCTATCCAAACTAAACCGAATTGTAGAACATTTTGGACGTAGAGGTGCTATCCAAGAACAACTTACCGCAGCAATTCATCAAGCAGTAGATAAAGTTTGTGAGCATAACAAAGGTGTAATTGTAACTATAGTTGCTACACACAATTGTGTAAGTTGTAGAGGTATTAACCACCAAGGAGCTGCTATGGTAACTACTAAAGCCTCGGGTGTGTTTATGGATAATAATAACCTAGTACGCAAGGAATTTTTTGATTCGCTCAAAATTAATAACGGACATATTACAATTTAATATTTATGAAAGACAACAATTACGTACCATTTGTAAGCGAAGTTGAAGAGTTTAACGCTTTAATGAATAAACCTAACAACTATGAACCCACAATACCTGATAGAAAAGAATGGGAGTTTGTATACAACTTTGTTCTGGAAGAACTTGAGGAATATAAACAGGCATGTGAAAAAGGAGATATCGTTGAGATTTTGGACGCGCTGTGTGACATTGCTTACGTATCCCTTGGGAATGGAGTTATGCTTCATGGTCTTAAGGATAAAATTTGGCCCGCATATTTGGAAGTACAGGCGTCCAATTTATCAAAGGCTTGCAGTACTGAAGCAGAAGCACAAGAAACTGTTAAAGTCCGCTCCCAAGAACAAGGTACAGATTGCCATTACGAGCGAGTTGGTGACAAGTATGTGGTATATCGTAGCTATGATAAGAAAGTGATGAAGTCAATTAATTATTTTAAGCCTGATCTTAAAAAGTTCTTTTAATGAGTTATAAATCGTGCCACGCACAATATGTAAATCCTAATACTTATAAAATTCATTTGTGGGATGACGAAGGTTACAAGTCATTCTCTTGGAACTTTTATGCTTATGAAGAGTGTGATGATATAGATGCTAATAGAAATATTAGGGGATTGCGGCATGAAACTCTCCGTAAAGTAACCAAATGGGATAAAGAAAATCCTAAATTACATTTTCACGATATTAAACCATACCAGAGATTTCTAATTGATAAGTATGGTACTAATGACGAACCTTCAACAACCCACCGCGAAATATTTTTTGATATTGAGATTGAAATGGGAGGAGCATTAACTGAAGAATATATTAAAAATGCTCCTAAACCTGTTACCTCTATAGCTTGGTGGTATAAACAAAAAGACGAATGGGTTATTTTAATTTTAGATTCAAAGGGTGAATTAGAATATACACACGAAGGGAATAAAAAAATAATTCCACTAAAAACAGAACAAGAATTACTTATGAAGTTTTTAGAATACATTCGTACTATTAACCCCGATATTTTAGTAGGTTATAATAGTGATTATTTTGATATACCCTATCTTTATTTTAGAATGTGTAAAATATTTGATGCAGAGATAGCAGGTATGCTTTCACCTATTGGACTTGTTAGAGATGAATCTGAATGGAATGAGCACCGCTGGTTAGATATAGCAGGTTTAGAATCGCTTGATTACATGAAGCTACATAAAAAGTTTAGTTTTAAAGATGAACCATCATATAAACTTGATTTTTTAGGTAAAAAATATGTAAATATAGAAAAAGTTGAGTACGATGGTAGCTTAGATAGATTGTTTAAAGAGGATAAAAATAAATTTATTCAATATAACTTTCGTGACGTTGAAATCTTAAAAGCACTAGATGAGAAATTTCAATACCTCCCATTAACAACTCAGATGTTTATAAGAATAGTTTTATTCACGATGGAGCAATTTCAGCTTATCTACTATCACAAGGTATTATCCCACCTTCACGAGATAAAAATCCTATAACTAAAAAGAATTATGCAGGTGGATATTTATTTTGTCCTAAAGCTGGTTTATACAAGTATATGTTTGATGAGGATTTAACTTCGTTGTATCCTTCAATTATAATGTCTTTAAATATTGGCAAAGAAACATTAGTAGGTAGAATTATTATACCTGATGAAAAAGTTATAGTTGAAGGTAAAGAGATATTTAATTGTCGATACGGGTTAAATGATTTAAAACAAATGGATAGTGAGTTAATTTTAACTATTCAAAATGCAAAACGTAAAAGCACTCAAATTAAAGTAAAAGATATTATCGATTTGATTGAAAGCGAAAACTTAGCAATTTCAGCAAACGGAGTAATGTATAGAACTGATTTTGATTCAGTATTGAAAACAATTCTATCAAAATGGTTTGATGAGAGGGTTATTTATAAAAATAAAATGAAACAAGCTTATAAAGCAGGAAATAAAGCAGATGGAGAAAAATATCATTTAATGCAACATACTATGAAAATCTTACTAAATTCATTGTATGGCGCTACCGCTTTGGGTTCATTTAGATACGGAAATGTAGTACTAAGTGAAAGTATAACTTTAAGTGGGCAACGTATTATTCAAGAATCAGCTTTATTTGCAAACACCCATATGAATCAAGTATTAAAAGGAGAAACAACATTATGATAGCAAAACAATCAATTAGAAGTGGAACTACTATTTACTGCAATGGTAAAAAAGTAGATAAAGACGAAGTTATTAGCTTAACTAGTGACTTTTCGGAACGTCAAGAAAACTTATTTAGAAAAATGTTAACCCAAGGTGGAACCCTTACTATTAAAGGTATGGTATTTGAAATATCAGTAGTTGAGCCTTTATACGATAGTAAAGGTGACATTGCAACTTCATATGTAAGCCCGTTTAAAAATTGTGACGACGAATATTATGAGGAAGAAAATAACGAAACCGAAGAGAACGATTGACCTACACGGAATCCCCCACTCTAATGTAAAACAAGTATTAGAGGATTTTTATCTATGGAAAGGTAAAGGAATAGAAGAATCTGTTATTATAACAGGAAAATCAACAGAAATGCAAAAATTAGTATTTGAATTTTTAGATGCACATGATTTTAAGTATATTGTGTGGAATGATAATCCAGGCCAAATAAATGTAACATTATGATACAATTAGAAAATACTCCTTGGTTTATATGTAAAAAGGACGATACTAATTTTTGTGCGTATGTTGATACAGACTCAAATTATTATAATGCCGAACCTCTACTTAAACATTTATATCCTAACTTTAATGAAATGGATGAAGATGAAAAAGATACTAAATTAGAGGAAATAGCACTTAAATATCAAGATTTAATTACAAATCACTATACTCAAATGTCTACGGATGTATTTAACGTCCCTGTACATCGATTCGAAATGAAAACTGAATGTATAATTCGTTCAGCATACTTTAGAGCCACTAGAAGATATGCTCAGTGGATTACTAAAAAGGAAGGTGTAGTTAAAAACGAATTAGATATTAAAGGATTAGAGTTTATGAAAGCTAACTTTCCCCCTATATTTGGAAAGTTCTTTAATTCAATTTTAGAAAAAACACTTAAAGGAGCGAGCCAAAATGAAATTGATGATTTGGTTCTTAAATTTAGGGAACATATAATGTCCAAAGATGTTGATATTGCTATATTAGGTAATCCTACAGCTGTAAAAACATTAGACGATTATGTGGTTAAAGATAGAGGTAAACCCGTTTTATCTTCGATGTTTACCGCTATTGCTCCTAAAGCACCCGCTCCTGTTAAAGCTGCTATTAGGTATAATGATTTATTAACCTTTTGGAAATTAGATAAACAACACTCAAGAATAGTTCAAGGTGATAAAATTAAATGGATTTATTTAAAAGATAATCCTTATAGAATTGATGCACTTGCGTTTTTAGACTTTGATATGCCCGAAAAGATACTTACATTATTGAATCAATATGCTGACAAACACAAATCATTTGAATCTATATTAGAAAGTAAACTTGAGGGATTTTATAGTGATATGGGTTGGAGCTTAAATTTGAACCCTTACCGAAACATGTTTTTTGAATTTTAACTATGATAAGCAAAAATAACCTACAAAAAATTATATCAAAATATAACCTAGGAGGATTAGTTGAATCCGTAAAATGGGTTATTAAAGATAAATCTTTACACATTATATTTAATACCCCTAATAAAGCTATGATAGGTGAAATTGAATATACTGGTATTGATTTACCTGATTCTGAAATTGCTATTTACGATACTAGTCAACTTGATAAATTAATTTCAATTACAACTGGAGAATTAAATCTTAATGTTGTAGAACATAGATTAATTGTAGAGGATATGAATTATACTCTAAGCTACCCTTTAGCAGATTCACTACTAATTCAGACCCCTAAACAAGTAAACGAATCAAATGGTTATCATATTGAATGTGCTTTAGAAACCGAGCATTTATCTAATATAATTAAAGCTAAAAATGCTTTAGCGAGTGATCATTTGATATTTACCATTACTAAAAACTTCGATGGGGATAATGTATTAACAATAATATTTGGTAATAACGAAAGTTATACGAATAAAATCGAATATATGATTGCTAATAGCAACATAGACACTAGTGTAAACCCTATGTTTAATTTGCCGTTTGATTCTGAAGCAATTAAAGTAGTTATGGCTAACAATAAAGATGCAGATGATATTACTATGAAATTAAATACTAATGGTTTACTTAAATTAGAATTTGAAGGGGAAAACTGGAAGAGCAAATATTTCTTTGTTAGAAAAGCCGAATAAACTTGGATATTTTCCATTTATTTCGTATATTTATAGTATAAAACCCTTAAGTTGCAATTTAAAAAAATAAAAAGTTATGGCAAGAAAGAAAGACCAACAGTATACTAAGTATCTTAAAGACCCTGTACTAGAACCTTACTTTATTCAGTTAGAGGAAAGTTGTTATACAGTTCATAAAAATGTTATAGCTGAGAGTAAAAAGGAGTATTCACAAAAAATAGGCCATTATAAATCTCTCTCTACAGCATTAAGTAAAATAGCTGAAGATACTGCTAAAAACCAAAGTTATGATTCAATAAAAGGATTTATGAATGAGTATGAAACAATTATTAACAATTTAAACCAAGCTTACAACGTATGAACTTAGAAGCAATTTTCAATGCTGTAATTGTACAGCCAATTGAACTAGAAGAAACAACATATGGCAACATTGTTGTGCCCGATTTAGGGAATGAAAAAAATAAAACAGGTAAAGTAATATCTGTAGGGCCCGGTATGCAATCCGTTACTGGAGAATTTCTTAAAACTGTATTAAAAGCAGACGATGTAGTTGTACTACCAACTATGGGTTTTACTAAATTTGAATACAAAGGAGAAGAATATTGGATTGGAAGAGAAAATGACATTTTAGCTAAAATAAACAATTAATTATGAGTAAAGTTATAGAATTTGGAGCAGACGCAAGGAAACAACTTGTTGATGGAATTGATAAGTTGTCTAAAGCAGTTACAGCAACCCTAGGCCCTAATGGAAGAAATGTTGTAATTGTAAACGATCAAGGGCAAGTACAAAGTACTAAAGATGGAGTTACTGTTGCTAAAAACATTACACTAAAAGATAATGTTGAAGAGGTAGGTGTTAAAATGGTAAAACAAGCTGCTATTAAAACTGCTAATATAGCAGGAGACGGAACTACAACCTCAACACTATTGGCTAGTGAAATGGTAAAGGCCGGTTTAAAACACCTTAACAATGGCGCCAACGCAGTTGAAATTAAACGTGGCATAGATGCTGCTGTTAAACAAGTAGTTGATAATTTAAAATGGAATATTAAAGAAAGTATTTCAAATGAAGAACAACTTGAACAAGTTGCAACCATTTCAGCTAATAATGATATTGAAGTAGGTAAATTAATAGCCGAAGCCTTAAACAAAGTAGGTAGAGACGGTGTAGTTACAATTGAAGAATCTAATACAGGCGAAACATATCTCGAGACAGTAGAAGGTATGCAGTTTGATAGAGGTTATAAATCACACTATTTTGTAACTGACAATTCTACAATGACTACCCATTTAGAAGATCCACTTATTTTAATTGCTGATAAACGTTTTACCCAAATAAAGGAATTATTACCTATTTTAGAGGGGGTATCTGCCCAAAACAAACCATTGTTAATTATAGCAGAAGATATAGATGGTGAGGCACTTGCCACACTTATTGTAAATAAAATTAGGGGTACTATTAGAGTAGCTGCGGTCAAGGCCCCTGATTTTGGTGATCGCAGAAAATTAATTTTAGAGGATATCGCTATTTTGACTGGGGGGCAAGTATTTAGTACCGATAAGGGAATGAAACTCGACAAATTCAGTTGGGATTGGTTTGGTAGCTCTCGTAGTGTAACAATAACAAAAGATGAAACAACAATTATCGACGGAAGAGGAAAGTCTGGGCCAATACAAGCACGTATTGAAGAACTTCAACAACAAATCGAAAAAGCAAAAACCCCTTTCGAGCAAGAAAAATTTCAAGAAAGACTCGCTAAATTCTCGGGAGGCGTAGCCATTGTTCACGTTGGTGGAAACACTGAAGCTGAAATTAAGGAACGCAAAGACCGAGTAGAAGATGCTTTGTATGCTACAAAAGCTGCTATTGAAGAAGGTATTGTAGCTGGGGGTGGTATTGCTTTATTATGTGCTAAAGAGGCAATTACTAAAACTAGAGAAGAATTAGACAGTAGTGTTTATATTGGAAAAAACATTGTTTATGATGCTTGTTCTAAACCATTTACAACTATTCTAACTAATGCTGGTTACACAGAAGCTGAATGTTATGGCATCTTAAACCAACTAGATGTTACTCAAGTATGGGATGGTTTTAACCTTAAAACTGAAACTATTGTTAACATGAAAGAAGCAGGAATTATTGATCCAGCTAAAGTAACTCGTGTTGCTCTAGAAAATGCAGCTTCAGTAGCAGGTACTATTCTATTAACTGAATGTGTAGTAGTAGATGATCCTAAAGATGAAAAGAAAGACGATTCTAGTAGTCTAATGGGAGGGATGTACTAATGGATACACAACAAGTTGAAAAACTAGTTGAAATTGCTCACCGAGTTAAGGGTAAAGGAGATACTTGGACATTATTAACTAATAACCAAGTATACTCCTCCTTAACAGAGGTATTAAACGCATATTACGTTTCAGCAGCTTATAAACCTATAGCATTTAGGCTTGAACCTATGAATGGAATTTGTTATATTATAACAACCCAAGAAATAGAAATACCTAAACCACAACCTAAAAAATTCGATTTGTATGGAGATTTTGAATAGAGAACATACATTACTAGTTGAAAAATATCGTTCTAAAACACTAGATGAGTATGTAGGTAATGAACATATTAAAGCTACTATTAAAAAATATCTAGAACAAAATGATATTCAAAACTTTCTATTTTACGGTGGTGCGGGCTGTGGCAAAACTACTCTTGCTAAGCTTATTGTTAATAACTTGGACTGTGACTATCTTTACATCAATAGTAGTGATGAACGTGGTATTGATACTATTAGGGATAAAGTATCTGGTTTCGCTAGTACAGCCTCTTTCAAACCATTAAAGGTAGTTATATTAGACGAAGCAGATTTTATTACAATTCAAGGGCAAGCAGCGTTACGTAATGTAATTGAGACCTATTCGCGTACTACACGCTTTATACTTACCTGTAATTACATTGAACGTATTATAGACCCAATTCAATCTCGTTGTCAGGTACTAAAGATTGAGCCACCATCTAAAAAAGATATAGCAAAGCATTTAGCTAAAATATTAGATACAGAAAATACAATTTATACTGTTGATGATATTAAAACAGTAGTAAATCATTATTACCCGGATTTACGTAAAATGCTTAATACGCTTCAATTATCTACTCATGAAAGTGAAATTAAACTAGACCCATCAGTATTAGTATCGTCTAATTATACAGCTGCGGTGATTGAAGAACTAAAACAATCTAAACCTGATTGGAAAGCTATTAGACAAATTATATCAGATTCAGGTGTAAATGATTTTGAAGAATTATTTAGACATTTATATGATAATGCTTCGGTTTATGCCCCTAATAGAGAGGGTAGTGTAGCAATTTATATTAACGAACATTCCTATCAAGCCAATTTTCGTATAGACAAAGAAATAAATGCTATGAGTTTAATATCTAAATTAATTGATATAAAATGAAACTGTTAGCCACACACCCGATTAAAAAAATGGATTTAGGTTTTCACGGGAACCTATTTGGAGGTAAACTATTATCTTGGGTAGATGCTGCTGTAGCTGCTTATGCTATGGAGGTATGCCATTCCAAAAATATGGTTACAATAACTATTGATAAATGTATCTTTAAAAAATCCGCTAAAGAAGGCTCATTACTTAAAATATATTGTGAATTAAACGATATAGGAAACACATCAGCTACATTTGATGTTGAAGTTAGATCATATAATGTGTTTAAAGAAGAAGAGGCTATTATATTAACTACATCTATGACCTTTGTCAGGATAGACGATGAAGGCGGACCCATACCAATCTCAGAACAAGTTAAACGAAAATTTAATGAATCTAGGGCAACTGATAGAGGCAAATAATAATTACTATCAACTATATAGAACAATAAAAGAACCAAAAACATTACCCAGTGAAATGGTTAATGAATTAAAAGACCTTTGGTTATGTTCTCATACGTTTAGAAAAGATGGTATGTTATATTTCTGTCGAGAAGTACAAACAATTGAATATGAACAAATAAATTAAAATAAAATGAATAAACAACCACAACAACAACTTAACATTGACATTAAAACTACAACCCCCATTAAATCACCTGAAGGTAATATGGTGTTTCAAGAGGGTGTTATTTTGCGAAAAGTATCCAAATTTATTGCGGGTACTGCTGAAGACGGTGTTATCCCCGTACCTATATTTTTTGATGTTAAAACCGGTAAAGTACTAATTGAGTTATTGCCCAAGGAACTTAGAGAAGAATTCCAAGAGTTATATGACAAAGAAGACGCAACAAAATAAGTCATTTACTATATTTGATTGGTTGAAGGAGATTACATATACTAAATCTCCTTCCTCTAAATTCAGTAATGAGGAATGGGAATCATTTAATCCATATATGATATCTCGTTTTTTGAGTATGTCAAAAGATTATATTGAACTAGTAAATTATGTTCAAAATATTCCATATACTGAAAAGGAAAAGTATTATAAAATATATTGTGAATTAATTCCTAAAAAGCAATTCTTTCAAAAATATATTAAAACAACTAAAAAAAGCCCATCAAAAGATATAGTAGAACAAATTAGTAAATACTATGAATGTTCCCTTGGAGAAGCAGAAGAATATACTTATATTCTAGGAAATAAGGGCATACAAGAAATTTTAAATAAATTAGGATATGAGTCAAAATAAAACTAGAGAAATAGAAGTAACAGATTCTATTGTAGATACAGTTATAGATAAATTCGTTACTAGAGCTAAATTTGGTAAAAACAAATACGGAACTGATTTAGATAGAACTGATTTATCAGTAGTAGACTGGATTACCCATGTCCAGGAGGAACTTCACGATAGCATTCTATATCTAGAAAAATTAAAACAAACCCTTAGTGGCAAATAAAATACCACAAATAGTAAAAGAGGTTAAAAAATTTGTTCCTGCTAGCCTTAATCATGCTTACCAAAAACAAATTTCATTTAGCCAATTTTCCACATTCCAACAATGCCCACACAAATGGGCGTTAATGTATAGGGATGGGCACTATCAATCTGAGGTATCCATCCATATGACATTTGGAACTTCAATGCACGAAGCTATACAACATTATTTAGATGTGATGTATAATAAAAGTATGGCTGAAGCAGATAGAATTAATCTAGAAGAATATTTTGAAAATAGATTAAGGGAA